TGTTCAACATCTATCTTCCAATTTAAACTACCACCTCTATTTGTACTCTTATATGTATATATTGGTTCTGGTCTACCTATAAATTCGTTGGCATTCCAGTTAGCAGTAACAGTTTCACTAAAAGTTAATCCATAAGGTGGAAACCACATAACTCTACCTCCGTTTGGCCCTCTCTCACAAACAGGTAAATCCGCAACAGCAAATCCTGGTGTGTTTGAAGTTGCCCACGCCAAATTCTCAAGTGAGAACATATATTTTTTAGCATAAGCATTATTATAACTTCCAACCAAGTTTGTTGAATCTTGTCCACCTTCTCTTTTGTTTGGAGCAATATTAAGATTATATGTCTTATCTAATACAGAATATGAAAATCTTCTACCTTCAGTTACAATACCATCTGTTTTTTGAAGGTCGTTATATTGAAGATATGGAATATCTTTGGCAAAAACTCTACAATACTCAGTTCCAACTTCTTGTCCAATTGAACCTGTGTACTTAATCACTCTTGAACCTTTGGTCATTTCTTTATATCCATCATGGAATACTTTACTAACTTGGTCTATGGCATTACCTACATGTTGTAGTCGTTTACCACCTTGTGGTTGACTATCAATAATTCTTTGTGTATCGTCAAGGATTGAACCTTGTTTGAATTTTCTTTCAGTAGACTCTGTTGAATCATACGATGATGGTTTGAAGTCTTGGTCTTGACCCATAATCTCACCACCAATACCAACTTTCTTACCCGCATTACCTTTATATTTTGGTGATACCCAAGTAAAACCACCTTCAATACCACCCCCATCACTATAGGTAGGACCATTAGCACCTAAACGAATTTCTTTACTTGGTCCTTCATATAATTGAGCTAATTCAGATGGACCATATACTGGAGTTTGTTGTTCATTACCAAACGCATCAACAGGTATTGCTCTACTTGGTGAGAATACTCTTGAAGGGTCAGAACTTGTTGACCCAACATAAAAGTTAGAATTGTTTGTTTCAGTACCTACAATAGCACCACCTAATCTATCAAGTAAGGTTCTATCGTAATTTGGCTTGTATCTGTTGTAGTTAATGTTCTTCCACAACAAAGATTTTTGTCCCGCACCAGTATTGTTATAAAATATCTGTGTACCTGTTTTACCCGCACCTAATAGATTACTAACAAAATTACCCGCGGCGGCAAGTGGGTTAGCAAGTAAAGATTGTTGTATTGTTGTTGGTGTTGCAGGATTAATATTTGGGTCAAAATAAGAACCAGGTATTAACGAAAAAGGTGTAACACTACCAGCTAATCTAAGTCCAAAATCCGCAGCTGCGGTTAATGGGTTTGATGGGACTGTAATTTGATAGTTTGGCTCAATTAATGGAACATTACCTGTTAATATATTAACAAGGTTGGTACTACTATTAACATTTAAAAAGTTGGCACGACCAATAGTTTCTCTAATAATCGCCCTACCAATTCTTTCTTCAAATTCTTTTCTAAGTGTTTTTGCACCTAAACGAGCAATAAATGAATCTTGACTTAATAATCCATTACTACCTGTTGGGTCTGGTGATAATAAAATTGATAATGGTGTATATGATGATGAATTAAATGTACTTGGGTATGATTGATTATTATATAAGTTTTTAAGTCCACCAACAAGAGGACTTGCTATTACATCAATATTTCCAATAAAAGTACCAGAATCTAATTGTTGTAAACCTCCATTACCATAAGCATTAAGTGGTTGCCATGCAGGAGCAATTGACCCAAAACCTTTTTTGGACGCAATTTGTGCCTCGTCAATTAAATGAGCGTCTTGTTGACCTGGTCCATATTCACCTTGATTTGACTTTGTATTTAAATTACCACTAATGTCAGGAGCTTGTTTGTAACCACCATCACTTCCCCACCTATTAAGTGGATACATTAAATTATTGGCAAAATATGGAGTATCAATAAATCCATCAGGACTATCAACTACCGATAAATCTGATTGAATTACTTCGTAAGTTGTAGGAGGCGTAACTTTGGTAGGGGACTTAGCATATGGTACTAAATTCCTTGTTATAAGTTTTTTTCTAAAACCTTCGCTATTAATATAATCTAATGGACTACCCATCTATTCTTTTATTAATAAATAGGTTGATGGTGTTTTTTTGTTAGACATTTATCTTTTTTCTAACTCGGTTGCTTTTTGATTATAGTATTCGTAAATCTTTCTTTTGAATTCATCTGATTCAAAAAATGTTTTAAATTGTTGTTCACTAACACCAGAAGGTGCATCAACTTTAATTGTAATTGTTCCACCAAAATCAACTTGGGAATTAACGTTAGTTGTTTTAGTTTTTGTGTCTGTTGGAGTTGGGGTACTACCTCTACCAAAAACAGAACTTCTAGATAATGGTTCTGATTTTTGTGTTCCTGAAATTGCTGAAGTTTTACTTGTGGTATCTGGCGTTCTTCCAACACCTGTTAAAATTTCTGATGTGTATTTTTTGAATTCTTTCTCAATTGCACTGCTACCAGTAACTTTTTTATTACTTTCTTCTAAAATATCTTTTAACGCCTCAATACCTTTTTCACCATATGAACTTGCTTTACCTTTAATTTCGTCTTCAAGCTTTGCTATTTTAGTTGCAAAATCCGTACTACTAATTTTACCCGCATCTTTTTGAGTAAAAACTTCAACCATTTTCGCAATTCCATCATTTACACTTTTTGTAATTTCAGCACTTTCAGGTATATTTTTATCTACAGCTCCTGTGACCGCTCTAGTAATTCTATCTGCACCTAATAAGTTACCTCTAACTACCGAAGAACCCGCAATACCATAAGTACCTTTAGCAATATTTCCCTTAAGTGACGCTTCAATATTTTTCAAAACGTCTAATTGGCTTATTTGAATGTCTTCTAAAGTTTTGGGTTTTTCGTCTTGTTGTTTTCTTAAAGCCTTTAATTCATCATTTGTTATCTCACTTAACTTAATTTTATCAATGTCACCTGTCTTATCATTTTTAAGTTGTACAATGTATTCACCACCTTCACCCATGGTAGCCATATTAGCTAACAATTCTTTATCTTCAGGTTTGTCAAAGTTTAAAGATGGATTAATAGTTGAAATTCTTTTATCTAAATCGGCTGCCGCTAATGCGGTTTTTGAAAGTTCTTTTGCGCTAATTCCAGTCACATCAGCCATTTCTTTTAACATTAAGATACCTTGTGGGTTTATCTTAAATGATTTTGTTTTTTCGTCAAACTCAGTATATTGTTTAGTTGCCTTTATTATACTATCTTGTAATGCCCCTGGGTCATTAATTGAATCATTCATTAATTTAAATGGGTCAACTAATCCACCGATGTTTACACCTAACCTTTGAAATCCTGCCGCCGCTTCAATTGCCCCTTCAGGTGACATAACTTTATCCGCAAATTCGGCAGTTCTATTCATATCAAACCTCAACATTGAAGCTTGAGCTGCCATTTTTGTTAGACCTTGAACACCATCACTAAAGTTGAATCTATTCATCAACTCCATGTTATTTGCAACGTCTTTAACTACTGTTTTAGCATTAAGACCTACACTTTGAACATAATCTATTGAATTTTCTAAATTTGGACCAATTTGAGATGTTTCATATCCAACTTTAGCAAATGATTCAACCAATTCATCAGCACCTTTACCAAGAATTGTTGAAGCTGCATATAATTTACTAACTTGTTCTTCTGTCGCAATAACATTTCTTCTAGAACCATCAGCAATTTCAATCATTGTTCTGCTAACGGAACTAATGTCCCCACCTAAACGAATTACCCCCGCAGCCGCTCTTGAGACCGCATCGTTCATTTCATCTAATCTAGTTCTACCCTGTAAAAACGCATTGTTTAACTTGTCCGCTTCATCGTACATGTTACCAATTGCGTCTAATATTTCTTCAATGGGTCTCCCTAATTTTTTAAAACTTTCTTCAAGGTCTTTAGCACTACCTTTATCTTCTGGATTGTTAGTCGCCATAATTTATAATTAGTTTTATATATAAATAGAAGAAGGACTAAAATTTAGTCCTTCCTATTTTCTTCAATCCATTTATCCAACAAATATTTTCTAACAAATATTGGCATTTGAATAAAATCTTGATATGTTATTTTCATTAAATTGTTCAGATAGTAAAATTCATCTATCTGAGTTTTCCTATAATCAGAAGAAAGGACGAAAAAATTCGACCCCAAACCCAACATTTACTGTTAGTTTTTCTCCAGACGGGGCCATAATAGTTTTAGTCATATCCAATCTAGGTTCATTTTCGTTCATGAATTTTCTAATGAATTTTGAATCAGCGATTGGCATTGATTCAACAAATTTTGCAATAGCCGACTTATCATTTGAACCGTCAACTTCAATAATTTCTTTTTGCATTCTCCAAGTAATTTTTGGTACAACCCTTCCTTGTGGGTATGAGTCCGCCATTTTACCAATTTCCAAAATTTCACCATAAGTTAATGGTTTTAACTTAACCGTTGATTGTGTCTTTGGAAGACTAACCATAAAAGAACCATCTTCATTAGGTTCTTGACCATTAATAATAGATAACTGGTCTAACATAACGTTAGTTTGGAACAATTTTTTAGTTCCAGGGTCAGTAAGGTTTAATGTTATTTCAGGTCCAAACCCTGTGTTTCTTAAGAAAATTAAGATAGCTTCAACATCTCCTTCAATAAGGTCTTCAACCCTCATATCTGGCTCATAGATTTTTGCTCTTAATAAATTAAGTGTTAAGTCACCCCCACCTGCCATTATGATATTTTCATCCGCAGCAGTTAAATAACCAACCTTAATTGATTTTTTTCTGTTTTTGTAAAAAATACCTTGTGATGGTAATGGTACCACGTCGTGTGGTAATGTAAAATTTTGTTGACCGTAGTCGTTTGATTGTGTATCCATATAAAAAAATTAACCGTAAAGTTTATCGCTTTACGGTTAAATATAATTAGTTGTGAAAATTTGTAAATAGTATTAGTAAACTAACACACATCTATCCATTCTTAATGTTGCTGAAATTGTTGCCAATCCATCAGTATTGTAAGCTAACGAATCAAAGTTAACGTCAGTTAAGAATGTTCCATAAAGAATCCATTTCTCAACCACAACTCCTGTTGGGTCCAACATTTCAAGGTCAATATCTTTTTTGTAACCAGCAGCATAACCCATACGACCTGTAACTGATTCAGCATGTAAACGAACCCACTCCATAAGAGCTTGAGCCGCTGAAGGTCCAATAGGGTCACGGAATTTAACTGGAATTGTTTGCCAAGTAAATCTACCAGCAACATAAGTAGATGTGTTTAAAAACGGTATTTCTGTTGCGACAATTTGGATGTGTGGTCTAGCCGTTGATTCTACAAACCATTCGTTAATACCCAAACTTGATGGAAACCTTAAGATAAAACGATTCTGACGTTTCGGTTCGTAAGGTATCGGCATTTTCATTAATAAATCAGCCATGTTATTTTAATTTTTTTTAGTTTCTTTGTTGTTTATATCTATAAATATAGTCTTGTTAAAAAATTTTTCTCTTTACTTTTAATTTGGTGAGATTATTCTTTATTTATATTCCTTTTTAATGCCTCCAGCAGTAGAATAAGTCTTAACTATATTATCTGGTTTATCTTTAAAATGTTTACTCATTACTTCTACATTTCTTATATCATCATCTGAAAATCCAATACTAGGTTGTTCTGGTATAAAGTTATTAGATATATCATTTTTTATATATGCTTTTTTATTAAGTATACCAGCAATTCCTTTTATATAGGAAACAAACTCATCCATCGCTTTAACTTTTAATTCTTCAGGATTGGCAGCACTTCCTTCTCCAAATGTAACTGGGTGGTATCTGTTGAGTTCTAAATATGATTTAATTAAATCGTCATCACTCATATCTTCTTCACCGACAAACGTCCTATATTTTTTAAGGTTTTTAATTAGTTGGTCTTTATCTATCCCATTATACCCACTAACAATGTAATTGTAAACGGCTTGTTTTAATGTTTCAGGGTTATGACCTCTTGCAGTTACAATTGAAAATATTGAACCGTTATTGATTGCTTCTCTAAAATCCCCAAACGCAGGACCTTCTTTAGCTCTCATCGCATCAATTAAAAAATCTTTATCTCCCGCAGTTCTAAAATTCCTAAACGCATCATCGGCTAAATCAACAACAGTTTCACCTTTATATTTAAAAGGTTTTTTACCCAAATCGTGTCTGTATTCCGCAAAATCATCAGTACTCATACCAATTTCATCACCGTCTTCAGTCTTTAACATTATCTTTGTTGGCATATGAACAATGTTGTCATCCCAATCAAACGCATAATATTTCATATCTGGAGTACCAATACCCTCACCTTTGAAACCTTCTTTAATTTGTTTTCTCATACTTTGGCAATTAGGGGGTACTTTATGTACCCCCATAAATTTTTATTAGATATTTTCAAACGAAGCACCTGTTGGAGTGATAAAGAATTCAATATCAATGAACTCCAATGCTTTCGTTGGTTTTAAGTAGATTTTACCTACAAGTCTGTTAGCATCTAAATCTTCAGGTGTTGAAGATACGGTTACACGGAAATCGTATAAACCTCTATCTCTTCTAATTGAGTCTAAGATAGGGTTAACACTATCCAAGAATTGTTGTCTAACAATTTGGTCGTTTTGCTCAAACAATAATCTTATTGCTACTGCTGAAATCAACTTACGAGCTTGAAGTAATAATCTTCTTACGTTCAATCTGTTAAGTGCTGTGTCAGCAACTTGTAATGTTTTGTTACCCCAAATTACAGTTCCAACATCAGAGAAAGTTGCGATAGGGTTAATTCTACCTTGATACAATGTATCTCTGTCAGTTTGTGTAAGTTTTTGTCTAGCTTTGATTGAGTTTACAAGACCTCTTGTGTAACCCGCTGATGCGAACCAAGGGAATGAAATGTTATCAGTCAATGCTAAGTTTCTACAAACCTCACCTGTTGGTGGTAAGTAAATTTGAGTATTGTTTACTGTATCTCTTGTTAAAATCCAAGGATAGTAAGTTGCAGTATAGTTAGAGTCAATTCCTGTGTTATCTAAGTTATCAACAGCCTCTTGTGAGTAAATGATATCTTGTGGGTTAGTTGAATCAGGAGTATACATGTTGTAGTCAGGAGTTGTTGCGATGTAAACCGAGTCAGCTCTTGAATATTGTATCATATCTATTGCTTCTTCTACTAAGTTTGAGTTGTTAACATAATCAATACTTGAAGTTGCAAAAACGTTAATGTTTGTAGCTTCAGGATTTGCAAATGTTAAGATACCAAGTAAGTAAGCGTAGTAGTCAGTGTTAGCAAAATCTTGTGTATTGTTTTGAACCACAATTCTTTTGAATAGACCGTCACCTGTCGCTGTTGGGTATCTTGAAGATGCGGATGCTCCTGCTAAGTAACCTGATGAACCCAATTGGAATCTATCTTGGTTAGTTCTCCACTCTCTGTAAATATCCCATCCGTCAAATCCACCTGCGAAACATACTGTGTATTTTCTTGAGTAGATAAAATAGTATGGATTTTCTTGAGTTGCTGGGTCAGCTCTAAATTCTGCAACACCACATTCAAATGCAGTTTCACCACTTGACATTGATGTAATACCGATTGTTACAACTGTAGCACCTGAGTCCATGTGGAAACCTTTACTTATCACATTCCAAGGTTGACCTTCAGCCAATGGGTTTGAAATCCAATTTGATGGTGTTTGTTTACCTTTATAAGTTAAGAAAGATTCGTCAATACCAAATTGACTTGAAAAACCTAAATAAGTTCTTCTAACTATGTCACCTGCTGATTCAACTGTTCCTCCACCTGCTCTTGAACCAAATGGTGGGTTAGCAACAACTTCACCAGGGTAATAGTATTTTGTTTTATATTTAGGATATGGTGAAGGATAAATGTTATAGTCTTCATATTCTCTTTGGGTATAACCATAAAAACCACAAGGTAACGCATCAATTGGATATTCGTCAGCTAATTGAATCATAACGTATCTTGATATTAATGCGAACTCTCCATTAGCAGAACCAATCTTTTTAGCCACAAAGTTATTTGAACCTGGGTCCATGTTACAATTTGTGAATTTTTCAATAACAATAGGATTTGCATCTGTGTCAAAGAAATTTCTAATTAATACATCAAAAGACATATTATTATATGATAAGTTAGCAATTGAAACTTTAATTTCAGTGTTTGCAGCATCACCATCAGAAATTGATATGAATTTAAATAAGTTATAAACTTTATTACCTCTTAATTCTGAAACTAAATAAGGTGTTTCAGGTGATTGGTATTTTTCTAAGTTATATGCAATTGATAAACTATTTTCACTTCTAGCATCAGGTAAAGCGATTAATTCAGGATTTAATCCACGAATATAACCTTGATTATAAGCATAATTTAAAGACGCTTGATAAGCTTCCTCAACATAAATTGGAACATCAAATCTTGATTTACCAAAATTGTCAACACCTAAAACCTTAGTGATATATTTTGCGTCAGACGCTAGTAAAGATGATACTAATTCAAAAACAGTTCCTTCTTTAGTTAAACCTGATAAAGCAAATTGTGCATATGGTGATTTAGTTATTCCTGAATATTGACCAGTTGTTACCATTTTTAAATTGTTTGGTACCCAAGTATTATTATTGTCATAGTCAACACCAACTTGATAAACAGGTCCGTGATTAATACTTGAACTACTATTTTCATATTGAGAAACACCTCTTGAACGAACAGTAGCAATAACCATGTTATTAAATTCAGAATATGCTGTACCTGTAAAAGTATACGAATAACCTGTAATAGTACCTGTGAATGTACTTGAAGCACCAGACACTAAATTAGATACTGTATAGTAGAATGAATAACCTGTATAATTGTTTGTTGTAGAATCATAATTTTCAAATTCAAAATTAGCATAATACCAACTATCGTTTGAACCAGCACTTAAATCATTTTGAGAAAAATTATTTTCACAACCATAAGGACTATAATCATTTGTATAAACATCACTTAAGTTTTGATAATCTACTTCAGGAATTGAACCATATATAACTGCAGTTGTTGCAGATGTAGATGGTGTGTCCATAATAGCATCTAAATAAGTGTTAAAGTCGTCTTGTAATGTTGATGTTGAACCGTCTTGTAATCTATATTGTACATTTAAATTAGCACTAACTTCAGTAGGTAAAGAACCACCAACAAAAGTAATTGTATTACCTGATGAACTTCCTGTGAAGTTTGCACTAAACGCAACACCAACAGATGGGTTACCAATAGTTGTTGGGTCTACATTGGCAGTAACGTTAATAGTCCAAGATGGACCTGCGTCATAACCTGATAAACCTAAAACTCTGGTAACAAACAATTGGTTAGATTGTTGTAAATATGATTTAGCGATATATGCAGCCTCATACTTAGGTATTTGAGTGTTGTAAAACTTAACGGGTTCTGTTCCCCCGAAATAAGCTTGGAACTCATCATAGTTAGTTATGAATACTGGTTCGAATGCTGGACCTTTTATAGTTTCTCCAACAAGACCTAAAGTCGTTACTCCCACACTTTGGGCTACGAATGATAAGTCGGTTTCAGATGTGTATACGCCTGGTGATACGAATACTTTTTGATTTGCTTGTGCTGTTGCCATTATTAAATTATTCTGTTACAGATTTATTTTATAGATAAATATTCATTATTATATGAAAAAACTTTACTTTTGGGTAAGTATTTATAAACGGTAGGAATTAATTCTGCCTTTTTTCACACCATGAAAGTAAAGAAAGAAATAAAGAACATAAAAATATCCCCTGAATCACACGATATCCTAAAAAAGTACTGTGATAAACGTGGGATAAAGATTTATAAGTTTTTAGAAAATTTAATTATTGAAAAGTGTAAAGAAAAAAAAGATATCTACGGGGAAGATTAAACCAACTTATTATTAAAGGTTATTTTTGATTCTTGAGTGTTATCATTTTTTGTAACTTCTATTCTTAGAATATCATTTGTTGTAATTTGAATTAACGAAACATCACTACCATAATAATCGTCATTAATATAAACATCATAAGTGTCAATATTATCGGTACCCACCAACGACATGTTTGCAGTAAAGTCAATCATGTCAACTAAAGTGGTGTTACCCGAAACAAAAAGAAAATCAGAAGGAAACTCGTCAGGATTTTTTGGATACTTGTCAATTTTTTGTCTTCTTGTCGTAGTGTCTATTTCAATTAATTGTGTAATTCTTTGAATTGCGGGTTTAACTTCAAATTCATCCTCATCTATTAGATAACCCAACATTGTAAAATCATAATTTTGAACGTAGTATTTTCTTGCATCCATTGTCATTTGAGATTCATCTGAAACGTTATCTAAAATAATTGGAACATATTGACCTTTAATAAAAGTATAGGCTTGTCTTGATGCAAATGTTTGCATAACAATCTTATTCAACTGATTAAGTTCTCTCATTCTATTACAAATGATTTTAACACTATATTTGATATCAACAGGAACAGGTTGTGGAATTGTATAAATGTCCATACCTTGTTCATTACCATTCCAAGTTGGAACGGAAGCATAATAGAATTGTTTTCTATTTGGTATATTATAAACTAACGCAGGATTTGAACCGTATTTAACCTCTGGAGCTCTAACAACTGTAATGAATGGTGGTGCGGGATTATAATCTAAATCAACAAACTTCCACGTTTCTAAATACTGTGACCAGTTTTGTGTTGTAATAATAATATCCAACATTGGTACAATTTTACCTGCAGTTACAACCTCTAATTCGGTTTTAACAAAATCCAACATACCCCTATCCAAATCGGCATGTAATACTGATTTTGGTAAATAAGTTCCATCTTTTTTAATATACTCTAATAGTTGTTCTCTACGAGCAGATAATTCTTTTTTTGGAACTAACGGCAATGTTGGTTTAACTATGGTTCTTGGTAGTGGCATTATTTTATTTTACAACAAATAGTTTATCTTTTGAGTTTATCATATCAACTTCTTGTGCATGATAAACAGGCTCTTCCGTATTTTTAAATACAAACGTGTCGTATTTATATGGGTTGTAAGTCACAACTTTATTTGAAGAAGGTGATGGTATATTGTCACAAGGGTATTCACAATAGTCTAATAATTTTCCAATCACAAATGCGTGAACGTTTTTTGATTTTTCAGAACGAACTCTCTCTTTACCACCTTTTCTAACTCTAAACTCAACGTCACCCAATTTAACATAATCTGCATGCATAATTACTTTATTATCATATGTAACAGAAAAAGTATGTTTGTGTAAATTATAATACACCATAACTTTCTTACCTATAAATAAAGAATCAAACTGAGATTCTGTTATTACGACTTTCATTAAATTCCTCTAAATTCGTTTTCACTTACATATGTTGCAACAATTGTTCTATAGAACGGTTTGTATCCTGCATATGTGTGTTTATTGTCAGACCTTACATATCCATCATCACTAACTGAATAATATCTAACTCGGTCTTCAGTTTCATAATAACCAATATAGTCTCCCATAAATATTTCAACTCCCAAGTCCTCAAGTTGTTTTTGATAAAGTGAAAATTTCATATTACCTGGTTCTTGTTGTTCAACTTTAGAACTACCCAAAAATTTATTGGTAGGAGCCATAACTTGAACTAACCCTTTTAATTCAACAGGTGCCAAGAATTGTACCCCATCTTCTAAAACTTCACCATACACACTATCAGTTTTTGTTTTATATCGGTCAATACGATATAATACAACAGTGAAGTTAATATCTCCTTCTAACCACTCTTGACCCATACCAGTATCTAAGGCGTAATCTTCTCCGCCAAAAAACTTACCTAATCTTGTAATTGGAACTAATTTCTGCATATATTGATAAATACTCAAACTTTAACTATATTTAATACAAACTTTTATTAAAAAGAATGGAAATAAGTTTGGAGTCAAAAGCGATGACTATTCTTGAGGGTTATGAAGGTGGTAATAACTACCTTTTGGAATTGAAACGTAAATCTAAAATTAACAAGAAATTCTACCCAACAAGGAGTCAATCGGAATACATTATATCGTTCCACGATAAGCAACCAAAAGTTGCTAAGAAGTGGGTGATTCTTGATGCCTATTTTGCTCAGAAATTGGCGGACGACAAATTATACACAGAAATCCCACAAAAAGTTTGGGTTGAAAAGTTATTGGCGGATAAAGAAAAGGCATACCACATTTGGGGTAAAGTTTTTGATAGTGAAGAACTTCACGATTTTTGGTTACCAAAAGCCGCAATCATAAAAGACAATTCTGTTAAAGATGTTGTAATTGATTATTCAAAATATTCTCATCGTCCACCACTTGAACACCAAAAAGAAGCAATCCAAAAATTAGTTGAAAATAAAAAGTTTATCTTGGCAGATGATATGGGTCTTGGTAAAACAACTTCAACGATTATTGCCGCATTAGAGGCGGGTTCCAAAAAGGCTTTGATTATTTGTCCAGCAACTTTAAAAATTAACTGGAAACGTGAAATTGAAAACTATTCAGATAAAACTGTGTTCATTGCCGAAAGTAAAAACTTTAGTACTGAAGCGGATTTTGTTATCATAAACTACGATATTATTAAAAATTTCCATGACACTAAGAAGAAAGATGAGTCGCAAATTCTTGCTTCCAATTTTGATTTGGTCATTGTTGATGAAGCACACTATATTAAAAATGCTACAGCGCAAAGGACAAAATTAATCAACGACATTGTTAAAAAAACTGACAGACTTTGGTTATTGACGGGAACCCCAATGACATCACGACCAATAGATTATTTCAACTTATTAAGTTTAATTGATTCACCTGTGGCAAAGAATTGGATGGCATATGCAATCAGATATTGTCAAGGTTATCAATTTAATGTTGGTGGAAGAAAAGTTTGGAATGTAACGGGAGCATCAAACTTGGAAGAGTTAAGAGACCGAACATTAGGATTAACTTTAAGAAGATTAAAAGAGAATGTTCTTGACCTACCTGACAAAATTATTACACCAGTATACCTTAGATTAAAATCTAAACAATACGAAGAAGTGATGGGGGAATATTATGATTGGTATGATAAGAATCCTGAAGAATCAAAATCACTTACGGTTCAATTCTCAAAACTGACAAAGGTTAGACAAATTATTGCTGACGAAAAAATTGCTCAAACAATTGAACTTGCTGAAAACATTTTAGAACAAGACAAGAAGGTTATTATATTCTGTAACTTTACCGATTCTTTAAATAAGATTACCGAACATTTTGGAAAAGCCGCGGTTAAACTTGACGGCTCAATGTCAAAACCTGAACGACAACATTCGGTTGACCAATTTCAAGACAATCCAAAAGTTAAAGTTTTTGTGGGTAATATTAAAGCCGCAGGTGTTGGTATTACATTAACAGCCGCTGAAGCGGTTATTATGAATGACCTATCGTTTTTACCTTCAGACCACGCCCAATCAGAAGACCGAGCTTATCGTTACGGACAAAAGAATAATGTTTTGGTTTATTACCCAATCTTTGAAAACACAATAGAAGGAATCATCTACGATATCCTAAACAACAAAAAACAAGTCATCGCAACAGTAATGGGAGATGACCAACACCCCGCCGACGCAGCAGAAGAAATTCTACAAAGAATTAATAATCTGCGAAATTAGGCAACTACGGATTATTTATATATAACGGATAATCCAAAATTATGAAAAAAACACAAGAGAAAATCCAACAACTAGAAAAACAAATACTTGAGAACCACGTTAACCAAGAAAAAGAGTTGTTGATTACCGAAATGAAAAAAATAGGAATAGAAAAGTTACCTTACTCCTATACAGCCCTCAAACAGTTTATTGACCCAGAGACAATGAACTTTCATTATAATAAACATTATAAAGGGTACGTGGATAAACTAAACGACGCATTGGCTAAAAAGAAATACGGAGATTTAGATTTAGAAAAAATTATCAAGACCATCAGTCGTTTTGATAAGACAATAAGAAACAACGCAGGTGGAGCATTTAACCACGCATTGTTTTGGAACATGTTAACTCCTGAACCTAAAAAATTGGATGGTGAACTTTATAAAAAGATAACCAAACAATGGGGGACATTCACTAACTTCAAAAAAGAATTTGAAAAACAAGCCAAAGACCGTTTTGGTTCAGGTTGGGTGTGGTTAATTTTAACCTCAAATAATACATTAAAAATTATGTCAACTCCAAACCAAGACAATCCATTAATGAATGTGATTGAAGGTGGGGGATTCCCTTTATTAGGGCTGGACTTATGGGAACATGCTTACTATTTGAAATACAGAAACAAAAGAGATGAATACATCACAAACTTTTGGAAAGTAGTTAATTGGGACTTTGTTACCAAGATGTATGAAATGAAAGTTGAAACCAAACTAACCGAGTCAACCAAAATGAAACAAGTTTTGAGTGAAGGTAAATCTGAAATGTGTTCTCAATCAGAGAACGAATTTTATAGAATGTTGTTCAATGTAAATTCAGATATTAAATGGACTTATATGAATGGTATTAATAAAATCATGAAAGAAGTTTTTCCTGAAAATTATATATTAAAACCTGAAAACGACCAATTACCTGGTGTTTATGACCTTGAAGGTCCTGGTAGGTCTGTTATAAATAAGTTAAACACAAACTACACAGCTTTTTGTATTTTATTAAAAGATTTAAACCAAGTCATTTCAAAAATCCCAAATAAAAAACCAATTAGTTTTATGGACAAAAAACCATTAGAACAAAAGAGGGAGGTTGAAAGGTTTATTAAAGCGATTGACCACTTCAAATATAGAATCTTTGATAAAGATAGCACAACTCTTCATAATCTATTAAGAACTTTAACAGATAAAGATAAAGCTGGCTCAAAACGAGAAGAAATTACCGCGTCAATCCTTAAAAGACATTTTGGTAAAGATGTTAAAGTTGAAGTTGTTGGTGAATTAGGAAGTAAAAGAGATGCAATACAAGGTATTGATTTAGAGATTACAAGAGATGGTGAAGTTTTAACTGGCCAAATTAAACCATTTAGACATATGATTATGGGTGAAGATGGGATTACTTTAGAAGGTACCGCAAGTGTTAAGATTTATAACACAGACTTAATGATTTTTCAAAAAGGTAAAAACGTTTTAATATTTAACAAGAAACCTAAAATTGTTAAAGGTAATTTTATTTTTCCAATTGATTCTCTAATGTATAATATACAATAATAAACTAATTGATATTTATTAGATATGGCAGTTATTCCAGAACCAGAAAGGTCAAAAATTTATACGAGAGTTAAACACTTATTGGGAGCCCCAATTAGAAGTGTTGAGATTGAAGATGAAATGATGGATTCTTTAATGGAACTTTCTATTCAAGATTATGAACAATACATTTTAAATTGGTTGATTGATAGTCAATGGGTTAACTTGGTTAACTTAAACATGACTGAAAAATCCGTTGCAAATGCATTGATTACAAGAACAATGGATTTTGAACAACAATTTGCATATTCATATTCAAAAATTGTTGGTCTTCAAGCCGAAGGTCCTTGGGTGTTAAAGAAAGATTATATTATTCTTGAACAGAACAAACAAAACTACGAAATCCCTGCAGGTCGTGAAATTAATGAAGTGTTATGGTTTAGTAACCAACCTATTACCGCATTTGGTATGGGTGGTATTGGTGGATTTGGTGGTGCAGGACTTGGTGCAAATGAAGCTGGTTTTGCCCAAATGGGGTATCAAGGTTCTTATTATATGATGTCAGGTTTTGACTATCTAATAAGAATGCAAGAAGCGAACATTTTAAACAGAATCCTTGGAGGTTCTTTAACTTATAGAATCACAGCATTACCTGATGGTAAAAAAGATTTACAATTATACAATGCACCTGGTAATCATTTTAACTGGGGAAATTATAGTCAATATGTTGGTAAGGCTGTTTGGTATTGGTATTACGATGTAACTCCTGATAGTAGAGCAGACTGTTTAAAAAATAATCCTGATGTAATTAAATCACCAAACGATGTTCCATTAGAGGAACTTACTTGGTCTGACTTAAACGTACCTGCACAACAATGGGTTAGAAGATGGTTTACCGCTTACGTTAAAGAAACATTAGGTAGGGTTAGAGGAAAATATAGTGGAAACTTAAAAGTTCCTGATTCGGAATTAACTATGGACTACACAAGTTTGTTGACCGAGGGTAAAGATGAAAAAACAAAATTAATAGAAGAACTTACAGGTGCTGAAGGTTGGTTAACAAGATTAATACCTGAAAAAGTTATGGAACGAGAAGCCTTAATTGCGGAAAACTTAAATAAACAAATGAAGTACAGAGCAATGCCTCGTCAAATATATGTAATTTAATATTATGGCAATTATAAAAACAATCCCATCTACAAGATTAATCAACGGTGAAATTTTAGAAACATCAGAAATTTCAATTGTATCTGAAAGGGAATACAGAACTAACGGTGAAGAATGTGTTATTGTAAGAAATGTGGCAGAATCTACAATTATTTTAGATTCTAAAACAACTGACCACGTTGTGGTAAAAGCAATGACAAAAATTATAATCAAACCTGATACGGGTAAGATTGATGAAGACTACGATGAAATCGTTGCCGACAAATATGCTTGTATTGAATTTAGATTCTGCACAGGTAACTGGTATATTTTATCTTCAGACGGTCTCAAGAATTCCTAACTTTTCTTGCCAACCTTCTTCAGCTAAGTCATACATATAGTCAGGACTTAAACCTCGTTTTTCCCAATAAGACATTTCAGCGTCTGTTATTGCTAATACATCTTCTAATTTATCTTGACCCGATTCGTCAAACGGTTGACCATTTATTAGTTCACATTGAGCTGTTGTAAAAATACCTCTTTGTTCAGGGTCATTAACAATTAAACCATTTCTAACCTCGTCTTTAAAACAAACCAATAATGGTTCAATTCTTTTATTGAATGTGGTTATCGCTCTTGGTACGTTATAATCACCAGTTAAGTTGGGGTCGTTATCCAAAATGTCTTTATCCAACATATAACAGTTAATTTGAACACCATCACCTTTTTTCTGAACATCTCCATGAGACGACTTAAGTCCGTTGTTAACATACAAAATAACATCACCTAAACTAACATTCAAGTTTGATTGAAGGGCTAATTCCATATGTGCCATACGGCTCATACTATTCCCTGATTTGGTTTTTTCTGTTAGACGTTTTTTGTAATCTTCCATTGATAACTTAACTTTTGCTCTTTGAGCAATCTTACTTAATGGAATTTTTTTATCAAAAATGGTTTGTAGATACTCATAGTAATATTCAACAAATGCTTTACCGTCTCCTTGAAGTAACATTTTAACTCCTTTATCCAAGAACGCCTCAATGTATAATGGAAGTTTCTTTGATTTAATACTATTACCTGTCAATTTGATTTTACCTTTAGCATCCATAACGGCATAGTTCTTACGAGCCAAGTTAATACATGAAGGCCAAACACCGTCAGTATCTAATGCCATCTCACCTCTCATGAAGATATCGTTATACTCGGCAACATCAGCTTCAGGACCATAATATTCTTTACCTAACTTAACTTTCCAATTTAATCCACGTCCAACATAAACTCTGTCTTTAGCATCAGTTGGGGTTGAAAAGTTCACACCATCCGTATCCATTACCAATGGAATATAACCTTTTGTCATAAAGAATTTAATCATCTGACGAAGATATTGTCTACCCGTACAAGTAATTTGTTCTCCCATATACATGTCACCCCAAGCATAAACCTGTGGAGCTGACAATGCACCGAACATGGAGTTAATAAAGATTTTAATCGGTAATTGTTTATTACCATACGATTCAGATTTCTTACGGTCTGATTCATAAAACTCTTCAGCAAGTTCTTTGTATCTGATACGAGTATCACGGAACCACTTTAACATTCCTTTCATTGCCCCTGTTACATCACAGTCGGGAAATACATCGTGTACCAACTGAATAGAAGGGTATAGAGACGAAAAGTCTAACTTAAGTACATCTTTAGAGTAACCAACCTTAAGTAGTCGTGAAAGACCTCCTACGAAGTCTGTCTTACCTTGTTTTGCTGGTATAGCAAGTCCATGTTTATAAGACCAAGCTAACATCAACATTTTCCATAAAGTTGCGGTACCCATAGTTGAAACCCTTTCATATGTTGTTGGAATCATTGCGGCCAACAAGAACGAACCTTGGTTGAACTCTTGGTCAACCTTTAGAGTCTCATCTAAGTCATCGTCAAGATACATCTCAACTAACTTGTCACCACTAATTTTATTATAAATGTCATTACGTTTTTCACAGATTTCATCAATCTTAGAATCCGCACCAACCTTCTTATAGTTACCGTTTTTAGTGTTTAACCAAAAGTCTTCTTTCTTTGTATAGAATGGTCCAATATCTAAGTGGTCAATGTAAACACGGTCAGGGGCTTCTGCATTAATATATTGGGTGATGTATTTCAAACCCGCAGATTTAATACTTGAATTAATTGCCTGAGCTCTACGAACAGCGTGGATAATATCAATTACGTTATAACCCCAAATTGAAGTCTGAGTAAATGTCTCAACCTCATTTGCAAGTTTTAACATACTATCTTTTCTTGTGAACGAATGGTCAGGATGTAACGATTTACAAATTTTCTTTGGGTCAATTCCCAATATGTTGCATCTTTCAAAAATCCAATGCCAGTCAAAGTTTGCTGAATTATATCCACCAATTATACTTGGTTTTAATTCGTTAATTACCTTAAAGAATTCAATGATAGCGTTCTTTTCTTCCGCCTCATCTACACACTCAATAACTCGGTGATATCCTTTATTTGTTTTAATTCCAATCATGAAGATACGACCGTCCTTTGGTTCAAGAGCAGTCGTCTCTAAGTCATATACAAGTCTGGTCACTTCTTGATAGTTTTCAAACCCTTTAAATAATCTTTTTTCTTTGGATATTAAATATTGTTCTACAGGAGGTAGAACCATTACTTTGTCTTTTGTTTTTTCACCCCATGGGTCACAACCACCTTCTCTGAAGAATTGGATAAGTTCTCTATAACCTTTAAGTGATTTAACCATAAAGGTCATACCATTTTGTAATCTTTCATTACCATGGGTTTCCAATTTGTCAATCATAATACCATGTTTGGTCATGGCTTCTTTTTGAGCTGCCTTTGAATTACCGTAAAAGTTAATACCACGTAGGTCACCTACCCACGCAAATGGTGTAAATGTATCCTTACGGATTTCTTTTCCTTTACCAGGAATCTCTTTAATTTTGTAAATGCAGTTTTCACGATAGTCGTACTCAATAGCGACTATAAATTCTTCAGGGTCGTTCCCGTGCAAGAACGATTCAATTTCTTCGTTAGATATCATAAGTTATACAGTTGGTTTATTAGCTTTCACACCTTCGTGAAATTTACCTTCTGTTATAAATATAAAATAAAAAATTGAGTAATCAAATTAACAACACGCAGTTTCTGAAATAAAACTTTCTTGGATGTTAATATATAATTCTTCCCTGATTGGTAAGATTAAGTTACCCTCATCATTCTTAATTAAGAATTGACCTTGGTATCTACCAGGGGTATTTGTGTCTCTTGCAGTAAATTGAAAATATACGTAATATTCAGGTGTTGAACCCAAAGGTAAGATTAAAGGTACAATACCACAAGGGGCTGAAACAATTTTAGGAATTCCCGTTTCTACATCTATCATTGTGAAAAAAATTGTAGAAACCGCTAAATCTTCCATTAGTTGTAGAAACCCAGCTCTACCATCTTTAACAACCTGCATTTTTAATACAGGAAGAGTTGCGTTTTGTTTTATGTAAAATTCCATAACAATAAATATATTGTTATGACTCTTTTCTTAAACTTCTTTCATAATGGTCAAATCTATCGTGTTCAGTTGGGGTCATAAGTAATAACCCAGGATATAATTCACCTTTTTTAACTAATTGATACATATGACTCATCCATGTCTGTTCAAAAGGATGTCCCCACGTTGTATCTAAGAACATTTTTTGATTACCTGTTCTGGTCACAATTTGTGGCCAGTTACAATAATAAACTTCACCTGTAACATATGGAATACCTTGGAATGAATTAACCGAATCATAAAGAGCTCTTGGAGCATTTGGGTCTAAACCTTGTTGAGGTAACCTGTTTTTACCTGGCCAAAACTTTTCTCTAACATTTTGTGGTACATTATACCAAGACCATTGTGTTCCGTTGTCACCAAAGAATTCGCTGTAATTTAACTTTAAAAAATCAAAGTTTTCTTTTTTAACAATTTGTAATGTTTTTGAATAAAGGTTTGGAACGTATCTATTAAAACCATTTCTACATACATGACCTTCATGTGGGTAGAAAAACATATCATCTTCAAAGAATAAATAAAAATCTAAATCAGTTTCATTTTGAAAATGTTCCGCAATCCATTGACGACCACCACAAATACCTAAATTATCTTTTTTAATATGTTCAAATCCATATTCTTCACATATTTCAGCATAATCATTAAATGTAGACTCGTCTGTTGAATTATCTAATAAAAACTTTTTAGTCTTTAACAAATAATCTTTATCATATGCAGTCATTGACTCAATCAACGTCATGAATTGTTTTGGACTATTAAATGTAATAACATACAAACCAACTTTATTAATATCTAAACTGTTAGTTGATTTATTAATATTTTCTGATTTAGGTTTAAGGTCATTATTTTTTAAATCTTCAAAAAATTTACCAACTAAACCATTAGATTCTATTTCAAAGTAATTTACTAAATCTGAATGTTTATAACACATAATACTGAAAATTGATTCTTCAGTACCCATATAACCTTCATCTAATGTAGATTTTAATAATCCATAATAAATTCCGTTAATATCACCAATAGTATGTTTTGGACCACCAAAGAATCCTCCTCTGGCAACTTTATTAACTTTTGCACCTGCAATTGAATTTAAGGTATTATATTCAAAACCATGTATTTCATTTTCCGCATCATAAGGGAAACAAATAAATGAAAATTTTGAAATGTATTTTGATAAGTTATTTAAAACTTTGTCGTGAGTAAAATATCCTTGATGTACAGTATTTGTTAAACCGCCATCAATCCAAAACATATATTCAGAATTAAATCGGTCCATGATTTTTGCATCATGTAATAAAAATACTTTAGACATTACTAACGGGTTGTAGTTTTCTAATCTACCTTGAGTAGATTCTTTTAACCAACCAGACAAATTTTGCCAATTTTCATTAGTTCTAATTTTTTGAATTTTATCAAAAAACTCAGACTCTCTAAACCAAGACATTGGTCTAAGTATAAATTGAGTGTTTTCTTCACTTCGTCTTTCAAACACAAACTTTTGGAGTTCTTCATCCCCAAAAATAATCATGTTCTCATCACACTTTAAAAGTTGTTCAAACTTATCTAAATAGTGTTGAAAAGGTCTTGACCATCCTTCTGATAGTTCTCCACGACCAATATCCCATATCCCCGTTACTAAAGTTATATTACTCATATATTCTATTAAATTCTTCTAAAATTCTAAAAAAACTTTTATTTTGTTCAAACATTTCATCTGACACACCTGCAGGTGCGTTGTCTCTACACCACCAAATATCAAAATGTTTACGTACAAATAAATCGCGATGATTTACATGCATTAAACTCATTATCTGTTCTTCATGTGGTAACCCCTCATCTTCAGATAATATTTTTGTGGTATAGTCTTCAAAAATGTTTACAATATTATCCCATTTGTCTTTATGACCACCAAACATTCCACCAATAATATGGATACTTCTGTCAAATTCATTATACCATTTTGGGTTAACGGTACCTGACCAATAATTTCGGTCGTTTTCTTTTCCTAAAATTAAAAATTTATCACCAGTATCTTCAATCAAGTTATTTAAAAAATCGTCATTAAATAAACTACTTTCGTAATATCTTGCCTGTGGGTGAGTACCTAAAAGATATTTGTTTGGTATTAAACCACAATGAGATAAACCAGCATCAATCCAATAATAGTAATCATAACTTTTATCTTCATTCCACCACCAAGAAAATTTAGAATATTGAATTTCAATACACCTGTCTCCTTGTTTTATTTGGTCCACATTTTTTCTTAAATTAATTAAGTCTTTAAATTTTGTATCCGCAATGTTAAAAACTTTAAATTCTAATTTTTCAGGAGATATTGAATTTTCTTCATAAAAAAATGATTTTAACGATTCAATTTCTCTATCTGAAGTATAACACAGAAAATCTGCGTTAGTTATTTTTAATATAGATAATAAACTATATCTATAATGTCCGTGTCTACCTGTTCTACCACCAAATTCGGTTCCATGTAAATCACTATATATTGATGTTATAAATTTAACTTTAGCCGACATATGTAAATTCTTTGTGTATTTTATTGTTCTTTAATTCTTTAGTTGTTTCACCATTTAAATATTCGGAAGGAATTTTACATGGACTGTATAAATTCCAATTGTAGGTTTGTGTATAAAAATTATTATACTGTCCTTGCGAAACATCTGACCAACTACTCATTTGTGGGGCGATTGGTAGTATTGGAGCATAACTTTGTTTAATCGGTAATATGAATTGATAAATGTAATCATCAATTGCATAGTAACCTAAAATCTCAGGTTTTTCCATTTCAATAACTTTATCATAAATTGAATTATGATAAAGAATGATGTTAGTTGCAAAAATACCTCTATGGTGTTCTTCTTTAGGAGGTAGATTTGTTATATCTAAAAATAATGGTTGGTCTCCACTACGATTAACGGGTCTATTTAAAGTTGGTGCTAAATTTATAATACCAAATTCAAACTCACCAGCTTCAGTTTCAATTTTATTTATTAAATCTTTAGAGTATGGTAAAAATGTACAGTCATCTTCAATAACCATTACTGATTCATACCCTCTACTTTTTGCAATTTTTAATATTTCAACGTGAGATAAAGTACAACCACCATGATTATTTAAATCAACCGCTTTAAACAATTCATATTCCCAACCCATATAATCCATTTCTTTTTGGATATGTTCAAGTCGGTCTGGTCTTCTTTCTAAATTAACAACAAATTTAGGTATATTGGTAATGTTCATTAACTAACTGTGTTATGGGTTAATTGACCTGTTATTCTATCACACCATCCTTTTGATTCTGAGTGAGGCCATACAACCCAATATGATGGTAATTCGTCAGTTTGGAATTCTCTCCACACTTTACAATACTTATCAGGGTCTTTCATAAATCCTGCAATCTCATTCTTATCTGCATCTTTTCTAAATAAAGTTTCATCTTTACCATTATGGAACGCAACAACCCAAAAATCATAATCTGTTTCAGGAACTTGAGAATATCCAATATCAATACAGTGTTTGAACATCATACAGAAACTATCTTTCCATTCTTGTTCAGTTTCAAAATTGTATGGGTTTGGTGGGTAATTCTTATCTAAAGTATATTTGTCAATTGCTCTTTTTGAAAATAAAATACCCGCATATTTTTCGTACTCAGTTAAAGTTCTAACAGGACCAAAACCATAAGGACCATCATGACCTTCTTGTTTTTCACCATCCATACCAAATAACTTTCTATTTGTTAAATGGGAGTGACTGTTTTTTTGTCCCCAAGTTTTATCATCATCCCATTGTTTTGTTCTACCCTTACGAGTGTATTCGTGATAAACAACAGGAATGTGTGGATGGAATATATCATAACCCCAAGTGTAAGCTCTTGCAGCAATTGAAATCTCTTCACCGTGGAAATAATATTCGGGGTTGTGTTGAACTTCAGTTGAGAATTGTCCTAATGTAAAACAGAAGTGAGCCGAGTAGAATCTTCCTGTTACAGGTTTTTTCATTTCTTTCCAACCTGGAATTGTTTCAGGTAAGAAGAACACCGCACCTTCAGGAATGAATCTATCAAATACCATTCTCCAAGCATCAGTTGCTCTTCCTGATGGGTCATTCTCGGGGTCAAAAGAAGGAACGTAGCCCGTAAGTAGAGGCTTTTTGTAACCGTCCTTCTGTAACCCCTTTATCATTTTGATAAGGATATCGTCCCAATCCTTAACAAATCTCATATGAGAATCTATTTGTAATGTGTATGTTTCACCTTTGTAAAGTTGTTGAACTTGGTGTCTTGCCCAACATACACCTTTTGCATCCTGATAAGGAATATCTAAGATTCTAAATCTTTTGTCGTTTTTGTATTCATCTAAATTATCAAACCCGTCTTCAGGACTATATTGTCTTGCAATACCGATAACAAGGTTATTTGGTTTTTTGGCATTTGCCAACATGTCTTTAATAGTTGGAACCAACTGAGGGTCTCTGTAAGATGCTATTTGAACGAATATTTTCATGTATAATATAATTTATACATAAAAATAAAAAACCCTCCACGAAGGTGAAGGGTTTTCTAAAATATATTTGTATTGTTTTTTTTATATTAACATCCTGTTGGGTCTACCGAAGTAATTTGACCTGCTCCACCAGTAACTTGATACCAAGCAGTTCCGTTAGAATAATAACCATCCGCAACCGCAATAGTTAATGCGGTATTAAAGTATAAGTATTCACCTGTATTTGGTCCAGGACCTCCAGCAACTGTTCCGTAAATTGTATTAGGTGCCGAACCAAAATCAATACAAGCATCATTTGCGGTTGCACCTGTACCTAAACTATACGTGTAATAACCAAATGTTGCGGTAGGTGTTGTTGTAGGAGTTGTTGTAGTTGTTGGTGTTACGGTATTTGTTGGTGTTGGGGTTTGAGTCGGTACTACTGAACATAAGCTATAAATACCTGTTGTCAAACTACCATCTGAATTTAATTGAATATATTGTCCACCATAACTATAGAAACCTGACATGTTACCAGAAACAGTACCATTTGAGTTGTTATAGAATTGGGTGTTACTATCAAACAATGAATTTTCTGCGTAAATAGTTCCTGATAATCCACCAGCACATGCATTATTTGCAGTTGAACCTGAAGTTATATTAAACGTATCATATGCATTTGTTGGTGTAACAGTTTGTGTTGGAGTTCTTGTTGGTGTTGATGTCGGAGTTCCTGTATTAGTTGCAGTAACGCTCGGAGTTGGAGTAGCACTTGTAGTTTGAGTTTGTGTTACTGTTGGAGTGTTTGTTGGTGTTGATGTTGGTGTCCCTGTATTAGTTGCAGTAACGCTCGGAGTTGGAGTGTTAGTTGGTGTTGATGTTGGAGTTCTTGTTGGCGTTGGAGTTAAAGGATATGCTCCGTCATTAACCAATACAATGCTTGACTCAAAAATTTGAGCGGCATCATAAGTTCCGTTAATTAACCAAATATTTTTAGTTTGATTTGGGTCAAGGTTTACTTGATATTCCCACATAGAGTCATCGCATCTTCTATAGTTGAAGTTGATTGCGGTTGTACCCGTATTTGTTAAAGTATATTTACTACATGCCATCTTAAATTCTGTTTAAATATAAATACTACAATGTTGTTTATTATTTTCAATAATGTTTAAAATATTTCTTAGCAAGGATTCCTATAGGTTACAAAACCATTACCACTAAGTATAATGTAATTTGAAACACAAATGATATCTGTATTATTTTGTTGTAATGTAAATGAATAACTAGGTCCATTACATTCTGTAACTACAAAAAGAGTACCATCAGGACCAGTTCCACCATTAAATGTAAAACTTCTACAGAAAGGAATTGTGGCTGTTGGTGTTGGTGTTAGTGTTGGAGTAATAGTTGATGTTGCGGTTATTGTTGGTGTTGGAGTGTTAGTTGGTGTTTCAGTGTTAGTTGGTGTTTGTGTTGGTGTTTCAGTGTTAGTTGGTGTTTGTGTGGGAGTTTCAGTTGGTGTTTGTGTTGGAGTTTCAGTTGGTGTTTGTGTTGGAGTTTCAGTTGGGGTTTGTGTAGGAGTTTCGGTGTTAGTCGGAGTTTGTGTAGGTGTTTCTGTATTAGTAGGGGTTGGTGTAGGAGTTTCAGTATTAGTTGGTGTTGGTGTTAATGTTGTACATAAACTAAATACACCAGTTGTTAGGGTACCATTGGTATTTAACTCAACAACGGTTCCACTATTTTTATAATATCCTGACATGTTAATCGTTACAGGACCATAAACACTATTAAAGAATTCTGAGTTTTCATCAAAAATTGACTTTTCACCATAAATTGTGGTTGTTGAATTATATTGACCACAAGATTCATCATAAGTTGCGCCTGGATAAACAACAAAACTAAATCTTGCTCTTGTTGGCGTTGGAGTTGGGGTTAAACCAATTGTTGCAGTCGGTGTCTGAGTTGATGTTACTGTTGGTGTTGATGTTACTGTTGGCGTTACAGTATTTGTTGTGGTAACACTTGGAGTATTAGTTGGTGTTGCAGTATTTGTAGGCGTACTAGTTTGTGTTTCCGTGTTAGTTGGTGTAGGTGTTGGTGTTGTAGTAGAAGTAGGGGTTAAACCTGTTGGAGTAATTGTTGGTGTAGGTGTTATTGTTGGTGTAGGTGTTGGTCCTGGCACATTAATAACATAGTTATATCCATATGTTGGAACATAACAATCGTAGTTACCATAATAATAACTTGATATATAATTAAATGGGAATACCTGAGACCCCAAATCAATTGTACCCCCTGTATCTGGGAAATACGTAACATTTGTGGTTTGACCACTCAAATTATTACTTAAAATTCTTATTCCAATTGCCATATCAATAAATACTTAATTATTTTAAATTAACACACTCCAACATTAATTACTAACGTTCCACTTATTTGAATAAATTTAGCACCATTTGATATTGTAAAGTTTGCATTTATTGGTGGTATTGTTAATGCAGGGTTACCATAAACATGGTCACCAGGAACCAAAGACGTAAATGCTTTTTGAGTATAAATTGTCACGTTTGCTGCGTTACCAAAATTTATTGAATCACAAACATCCTGATAGTAACCACCAGTTCTTAAATTGTACATTAAAACCATTGTTGGTGTTATTGTTGGTGTTATTGTCGGTGTTGCGGTATGACTTGGAGTTGGCGTTGGTGTAGCTCTTGTTGGAGTTACTGTTGGAGTTACTGTTGGTGTTGGGGTACTTGACGGACATAATCCAATAAAGACAACATCAAGAGGTGCACCATATTCTTCAACGAATATATTTTTAGCGCAAACATAACTGGTTTGTAGTGGTTCTAAAGGGCTAACACTAATTATATCAGTACAACCAGTCCAACTATAATATCCTTCTTGGACATTATTATAATTTGTTATTCTATAGTAATTACAGTCTGTAGTGTACATTTTAACTTACTTTAACATATCCGTAATTAACCGTAAGACCTGATACCGTATTGTTTTGAATACCGAATACAAATGTATTTGTTGATGTACCTACAGCTGGTGACGCTGTGGATATTGCACCCGCGGTTCCTATAATCTGTACAGGGATACTTGTAAACAATATTGGACTACCCCCACCAGTATAATTCCATGCATACTGAACACCAATTACAGGTACATTAGTATTACTAACACTTACTGTGGCATTATAAACTATTATACCATTTGGTATATTTCCAAGAACCCATAAGTTATATGTATTATTAATATCAACCGTAAAACTGTAGTTATTAGTCCCTGGAGTCACCGTCCAGCTTCCCGTTACTGGTGATATTGCATTTTGTGAATACCCACTAAGTAATGTTTCTTTGGTTACTTTGAATGATTCTGTGTTGCCACTATTGTTCATAACAAGAAAAGCACCATTTGTGTTTCCTGTGTATGTTGGTAAATTTGCGATTAGTACGTTTGCCATTTCTATAAATATTAGTTTTAATGTTGATATTCTATTCCACTACCATCTTGAGCCGTTAATATGTCACCACTTTGAATTAAAATAAAGAATGGTTCAGTTGACGTTGGTGTCGGCGTTGGAGTTTTAGTATTAGTTGGTGTCACAGTTATTGTGGGTGTGTTAGTTGGAGTATTAGTTGGAGTTTCTGTATTTGTGGGCGTGTTAGTTGGAGTTTCACTAGGAGTGTTAGTCGGAGTTTCTGTACTTGTAGGTGTATTAGTTGGTGTTTCAGTATTGGTTGGTGTTGGCGTTTCAGTATTTGTTGGAGTTTGAGTTACCGTTGGTGTATTAGTATTAGTAGGTGTATTTGTCGGCGTTTCAGTATTAGTAGGTGTTGGAGTTTGAGTATTAGTTGGTGTATTAGTTGGAGTAACAGTTGGTGTATTTGTAGGTGTTTCAGTATTGGTTGGGGTTAATGTATTTGTTGGAGTATTAGTTAATGTATTTGTTGGCGTATTAGTTAAAGTATTAGTTGGGGTATTAGTTGGAGTTTGGGTTAACGTTGGGGTATTAGTATTTGTCGGAGTTTGAGTTACCGTTTGTGTTGGAGTTAACGTTGGGGTGTTTGTTGGTGTTGGACTAGGTTGAATTAGTTCATAATATAAATCATTTGCTGGTATACTAATATATGATAAATCATTATCAGGGATTGTTATATAATATAAATCGTTTGATGGTATAACAATTCTACAATTAAGACAATCAGGGTTTAATAAATTATATGTGTCTTTTAGTATTTTAAAATTATGTTTAATCTGAGCGGCGTTTAATGGTTCGGTATACATTCTAAACGCACTAATATCACCAATCATACTACCACCAAACAATTCTTCTAATCTAATTTGGGTTGTTAAACCTGAATAAATTGTATTATCTAAATCATAAGTTGTTAAACATTCAGGGTCTTGTTGATATTGAAGTCCACTTAAATCAACTGAACACCCACCTGAAAAAGTTAAGTTGTCGTGAAGACCTTGGGTACCACCACCAATTGAAATGTTATATCCAACACCAATTTGTTTTTCTTTTGGAGTATTCAATAATCTTGGAATTATTTCTTCAAAGTTTTCAACAACCATGAATAATTTACCGTTAACATAAAACTTAAGTGTACCTAATCTGTATTTTTGTTCTTCAGTCCACATGTCATTAAATGTCACAACTTCGGTTGACGCTGGGTCGTAAGGTTGTTCGTGGGTAATTGGTGGTTCAATTAACGAAACACTTCTACCTTCAATTGTTGCAAAATATACGTCTTTAACAAGCAGACCTAACCCACCTTTATCATATAAGTCACAAGTATCTAACCATTCATATCTTTGGAATACGGCATCAATTTGAGCCCAATGTTCTACGTTTTGGTAAGTTGTTCCCGAACAATCATCAAAAATACCTCTTGTTGAACACCATTCAGTTACCGAAGTACCTGTAACATAGGTTATACCTGTTAAACAAGTTCCAGTACTTTCACATCCACCAGTTATTCTATATGTTTTAACACATAATCTTGGACTACCAGTATCACCACTTAATCTTAATGATAGAGCGTTTGAGACTTCATCGTATAATGGGTCTTTTTCAGGGTATTGAGCACTTGTACTACATTCACATGGACAACCACATAAACAAGTTGTGATAGTTCCTCCTGATGGTTGGTAAACTTGAAGACATTCTGAAGATGTATTTGCACTACTAGCACAACCACAAGTGTGCATACAAGTTAAACCTGAGGTAACTCTTGTATATCCTGTATCTTGTTTTGGACTACCATCGGCATAATGATAAAATTTATTTTCTGCTCTTGCCCCCATATAAAAGAATGTTCCTTTATTTTCAGGGTATCTAACATTTAATCCAACTGAAGTATCACCAGTCCATCTGTATTTTAACATGAATTCAGTTGTCCAACCTAAACTAACTCTTTCAGGGAATACTTGGTAATTATATCCTGCAAGTTTGTAGAATCCTTGATAGAAACCACCATTTAAAGTTGCAACATATCCAATATCTCCACCTGCATTTGTGTACGATAAATCATAATTGTATGAACCATCATTCCACAATCTATTTTGTGTTGTTGTAAAACCAGTGATAGGATGAAGTTTCATTCTCCTATCATATTTGTATCTGCTAAATTTATCAGAAATATTTGTATATAACCCTGTTGTTACTTGAATAGTTTCTCCCGACATATTCTGTACCAACCCGTTATCAATACCTGTCAGTCCAACATCACATAAGTTAGTAACTATAGGGCAAAAATTTGGGTCAGTGTCTGTTGGGTTCCAATAATTTTCAGAAACGATTGTATCACTACTAAAAACACAAGGTGAAACCTGACATAATGTGGTACCACTACTATTAAAATCAAATTTGAATGGCATTCTATTACCATCGTCTTCACCAATTAATAATGGTGAAAAAATAACTTCTTGGTCGTAATCTTTTTCATCTGAAGCAAGACATAAGTCGGTCACTTCATTGACAGGTTTTAGACCAAATCTTCTAAAATTATATTGATTAATATTTTGATATGCCATGTTACAATGATAAATACCTTGTGAGCTAGTATTTATATTATAAAAATAAGAGATGATTACAACAGATACAGAATTTTATTCATCACCATACTATTTTCTTTTAAGAGATAAGGGAGATAAATACTCATTATATTTCTCTGTAGAAGGAAATTTGACTGAAGCCCGTGAAAAAGATGAGGTGATTCACTTTGAAAAAAGTAAGGGTACAAAAGTTAAAAACCATCTTAAGAAAGTTGCCAAAGAGAAAAAAATTAAAACAACTAAAGGTCTTAAGAAGGATTTGGAAGAATTAGTAAATTTAGATGGAGCATTATCCAACTCTAAAATTCCAATTCTTGACCCAAAACTTCACCCAAAAAAGACAATGGACCAAACGGTTGCTGCGGCTCGTATTACAAACGACCCTATTTCTCGTGGTTATAGAACATATTATGGTGAGTCAGTTGAAGAAGTAAGTGAGATTGATATGTCAGGTGCTTTTGGTTATGAAGAAACCGAAGATATGGACGGAGCTGAAACTTACAAATATTTAGTTAAGAAGATGGGAATGGAACCTGATGAAGCAAAAGAAAGAACAAAACAAAAAGGTCAAGACCCAACAGGTAATAAAGATAAAAAATCAAAATATTATAAAGATAAAAATTTTGTAACAAGAGCAACTTTATCAGAAATTCAAAAACAAAAGATGATTAAAGTTGTGGAAGATATTTTAATGGGTAAAAAAAATTCAGACAATTCTGAAGTTGGTAGAAAAGAATCAAACACATCAAATATTTTAAAGAAAAATATTTCATCATTAAAGAAACAAGCAGAAAAAGAAGGAATTTCTATTTCTGAACTATTAAAGATGTTTAAAAGTGAATAAAAGTTTATACGATAACGAAATAGAATTCCCATCCGATAAAAGGGAACATATGAAAAAATGTTTTCATATGGTAAAGAATGCGGATGAGAATACTGAAGGTTATAATAGAAACAAAGAATTACAATCTCAAAAATTCATAACCTACAAACAATTAAAAAGGATTAAAAACTTTTTTGATACTTTTAAAGGTAACCACAAACAACCTTCATTTATTTTAAATGGTGGTGTTGAAATTAAAAATTGGGTTAACGATGAATTAAGAAAAATGAGGGATTATGTTAAAAATACCAAAACTAATAAAATGAATGCTGGTATGATGAACCAATTTATTGACCCTCACGAGAAAAAAGATTTTACAAACGTAAGAACATCTCAAGAACATTCAAGAACTGTAGATAAGTATAATCCATCAGTGAATGAAAGTGTTAAGAGAATAAACGAACTAATATCAAAAATATAAAAATATGGCACAACAAACACCTGTTGATTTAAATCAAACAGAACCAAACGCTTTAACTGCATATGCAGACCAAGAAAGAGCAAAATTAATCCCAAAAAATGATTATAATAAAATTGGGAATGAATATTCATCAGTTAACAAAGATGCTGTTGCCGATGGAGATTCTATGGGTAGAGGTACGGGTACATTTTTAGATGTATACAACACGGCTGCTGGAACAATTGAAGACGTTGTTGAAAGAAAAAGTGAAATAAAAATTAATAAATTTAACCAATCCCAAACATATCCTAATTTCTAATGAAACTTCAAGGAGCATTAAAAGGTTTAATTTGTGAAATCGCTTCTTTAGATAGTATTATTGATGCTATTAAAGGACGAAAAGTTGTTATTATTTACTACGATGGTGATGAACCAGGTGGTAGAGGTATACGTCAAATTGAACCTGTATGCTTAGGAGTTAGTAAAGCTGGTAATAAAGTTTTAAGGGCTTGGGATAATGAAGGAGCGTCTCACACAGGATATAAAGGTGAACAACCATTACCTGGGTGGAGACTTTTTAGATTAGATAAAATACTATCAAACAAACCTACAGGTGAGGTTTACAATGAACCTAAACCAGGTTATAATTTTAACGGTGATAAAAGTATGGTCAGTGTTATAATAAACGC